GATATTAGAATCAGCCATAATGTTTCGAGCATACTTAGGAAACATTTTGCGCAGGAATTTGATTTTATCTTTAAACTTAAGAGGATTCTTCTTAGGATCGTTTGATTGTGAAGCGTATATTCTAAATTGACCAGAGCCTGCTTTCTTCTTTAGAGTATCAAAGACTTTCTCATGACCATTTGTTGGTGGGTTAAATCGACCGAAAACAAAGGTAATGTCTTTCGTCTCTTCTGATAGATATTCACTAAAGCGCTTTGGATTATATTTCATTATTTATCGTCACCTTTTTTCTTCAATTTATTTCTGTCCGCTTTCTTTACTTGAGGTAATAGCTTTTTAGCAATCTTTTTGATTGCACCTTTTTTCTTGGCTAGTCTCTTTTCAAGTTCACCGCGGGCAGCAAAGGATAGATCACCCTTATCCTTTTTCTTTAGAAGTTTTTTAATGAGAATATTGCGAGCTTGTTTTTCAGCACGGCTTTGAAGTTTTTCTTTTGACGCAAGTTTCTTGGCAGCGCGTTTGCGACCCATCATGATCTTGCCTTTATTTTTTCTGAAGGTAGCCTTTGCTTTCTGCCTTTGCGCAGCAGTCATGGCCTCTTCAAATTCTTTGAATGATTTCATTCGTATCCTCGGTATCCCATTTAGCCTGGACTATCCCAGCCTTTAATTATATCTTTGCTAAAGTTGTTAGTCGAAAATTCTAATCGATCAACCAATTTAACAGCACCACCTTCCATACGATCTATAGCAACAAAACCTTCAGGGTTGGTTACTTTAAATCCGGATTTAGTCTTTACAAATGTATTAATATTTGATAGACTATTAAGTTTATTTATAATAATTAATTTCGCATCCACTACAGAATTTTGTAAATCGAACACTTTTTTCAATGTTTTTGTATTTTTTTTATCAAAAAACGATAATAATTGGTCCCTTTGAGCAGTTTTCTTTTGTTTACCCTTATCAGATTTTAGCTTATCAATTTGTTTAGCATATCGTTGGTTAACAAACTCAATAAGACCTTTTGTATGTTGAGCAGTATTAGTGATACGTTCGTTAGCTCTTACCTTTGTGTTATTATACGTATTAATTACAAGATTTAATTCTTTATTTTGTTCGATCTCTTTCAGTACATTACCAGAGATTTCTTTAAATATTTTACCAGCAGCTGATAGATGCGCTGTTACTGCAGCCGTTTCTTTAGCAGTCATTGTAGCGGTACCAGATAGATCAGGGAGTGTAGCATCAACAGACCATACCTTACTTGTTGGCTTAAGTTTAGAAGCAATAGACTTACCAAACTCAGCTCTCATTGTTTCATATGTTGCACCGGTATAAGTTGTGTGCCATACAATACCAATCTGAGCTTTAGAGATTTCTTTCTCTATTGCACTACCTTTTGGTACAGCATATACAATCGTATTAGGATGGAAAGTAGTATACTTTACTCCATCAATTGTTTCTGATCCAAGGTCTGACTTATCATACATAAAGTCACCTTGAATAACACCTTTAATACCCACATCCTTTAGATTATCAAAGGCCATCTTTAACTTCTTAGAGAGGTCACCAGAGGTGTCTGCATCAATGTCTGCATGGCTCTTATATACTTTAGGGTTGGCGTTGAATACACCTTTCTTCGCAACAAAGAACTCACCAGTAGTTGGATCTTCACCAGCAAATACTGCGGGAGCACCGTCCCATTTTACAGTGATGTCAGTAGAACTCTTAGCACTACCAGATAACATATCTCTTAAAGAACGTAATGCAAGAATAGCTTGTCGAGCACCTTTCACACCACCATCGAGCACCATATCTTCAATATGTTTCATATGTGTATTCTTACCAGCAGCTTCCGATAGATAGCCTTTTAATGATTTCATTATTCGTATACCTTAATGTATGCGCTTGAATCTTCTGCCTTTGATCCAGCATAGTTTACAATTTTAGTAATAAAGCGATTAGCTTTTGGTCCAGTATTAAGAGAAACCATGTAGCATATACTTATTACACCATACTTAGCAGAAATCCAAAACTTATCTTTCTTCTTTAGATTAGCTGAAAAATCTTCGAAGGTATCATTTGAATAGAAGTGGTTATACATCTTCCAAAACTTTTCAATTGATTTCTTATCACCTTTATCGATTTTCTTAGCAGTACCAAAAACATCTGCTTTAAATTTTTCTGATACTGCAGTCTTACGAAATACTTGCTTTGCTGCATCGATAAGTATTCCCCAACCTGCACCACCACCTCTTGCAGTCTTACCTTTAATCTCTGCTTTAACAGAACCACCAGCGCTATTATCTTTTAATAAAAGAGCACCACTGTCATAAACAATTGTACCACCTTTAGTAGACCAGAAGTCTCCACGACTAGCGCCTTGTAATAAAATTTGCTTTATCTTATGATCATCTACATCTGGTGGTCTTTCAACATTCATTTCGATATGCTTAGCTTTCTTTTTTACTTTCTTGAGCGATATACCAACCAAACGCTTTTGAATAAAGTGTTGTAGTATGTCTTCGTTTAAAGTTTTAACACTATCATCACCAAGTTCTTTCTTAACATTAAATCCCTTTGCTACTGCCCAGATATCGCCTGGGTTCCATTTATCATCTTTTAATGGAGAAAAACCGTTGTTCTTAAATGCAACGGTTTTCTTAGCGTAGATTTCAGCCATAACTTTATCACCACGATGGAATGTCATACCTTTCTTAATGTAGCCATTCTTAAATAATAATACTGCAGACTCGTAAGATGAATGAATCCAATCATCACTGACACCTAGTACTTCATCTAAGGAAGCATCAACAAATACTTTCTTATATGCATCTTTCATAATTTTATCGTTAAAGAACTCTTCGGATTGAATGCCATAATCTAGCATTGCTTGAAGCATTACACATTGATGTGATTCAGTGTTTTTAGTATTGATAGTGCCACCACCGGCTCCACCCCCACCACCAAAGACTTTAGATTTACCTAGATCGGATGTAGTAATAAACTTGTCATTATCACCCTTTAATGGAATAGGCTTTTTATTTTCAGACTTATCTTTTTTCCAAATTTCAATACCAGCGATTGCATGCTCGATATCAGTGACAAGGAAAGTACCACCCTTAGCAAGTTCTAAGGGCTGATTTGATTTAATAAGCCGAAGGAGAATATCAACACGATCTTCTCCAGTTTGGCCATTAGGTTTTATCAGCTGTGCAGGTGTTAGTCTAACAGCTTCTGAAAGGGGTTGAAAACTTGAAAAACCTATCATTTGAACCTCGTTAAATATTAGATATTATAACTATTTATAAGGTTCTATGCTTCCGTCTTCAGCTATTCTCACAACTTTTTGATCTTCTAATAAATCTAATAGAAGTTCAGCTCCTACTTTTAAACCTAGGTGATATGTAGACCATGCTGCACCAATTAAACAAAATGAATATATGATAAAGTGTTCTATTTCCATATTATTTACGTTTTTTTCCTATAAGGCCTAGGCCGATTAATTCGAATACAGTAATCACAGCAATTAAACATCCAATTGATATTGCTACTCCGTACAGTGCTTCTAACAACATTATGATGCCCTATAGTCTAATTCAGTAACAAACACATCAAACATTATAGATGCTTTTTGTGTTCTCACACAAGCTTCAAGATGATCAGTAGTCATGTCTTTAATTTTAACATACTTAAGAGCTTGATCTCCATCTTTCCCATAAGTGCCCCATTCAACGTGCTCCCGTATAACATCATGTGAATCATCCGACCATACACATAGATGTTCTTCATCACCATGAGCAGAACAACGGACATAATCTAAACCACCATCAATCATATATGTTTTACCATTAGTATCTTCATATGTGTTGTAATCATGTCTAGATCGTGAGTTTAAGACAGTGCCGTCCGGAGTTCGTAGCGCGTTATATAATAATTTTACCATTTTAATGTCCCTTAGCCATGTGTTCATAATGATCTTGAGTGAGAGGTTCGCCACAAATACAAAGATCTTCTTCACGTACATACTCTGGTTGAGTATTTTCTTCAGCCTTTTCTTCGTTCATACTATCTCCTTTCATGAATGTATACATCAATTGTTTCAGCATGTCTAATTGGAAGACATGAATCATAAGCATATTTACTTCTACCATCAGCAAGAGCAGCTGCTCTACGAGGACCACGAGGCATCAATGAAACCCGATACTTTGGAGCTACCGTGCAATCTGTATCATATCCAGACTGATATCTATAATCATTTATACGATCAGTTTCTTTGGCCATTGCGTTAACGGATTTAATTGAAGACCGTAACGTTTCGATCTGCATCATATCAAATACTGAGTTAACATCAGCGGTAAAAACATAAGAATTAGTTCTCATTATACATCTCCGATTGTTGGCTTTGTGCGTCGAATGCGACCATTACTGTAAATCTTCATAGTGCTTTGGCCATTTATCAATTTGATAAATTCATCATCAGCTGACTCTAAGGTCCAACCAAATTTTAATGCTTTGACATAAGATTCTGTTTGAATCTCTGTTGCGTTTTGTTCAATCCAGTTGCGGTAGTCATTAAGCTGAGCTTTGAGAACCGCTGCGTCTTCAGCAGCGATCTCGTTAAGAGCATTTTTAACCATTTCATATGCGTTCAATTATGAGCACCTCGCTTCAGCCATGCTTTCGGCATCAGCCTTCGCACTCTTCCACTTCTTAAAGAATTCAGCATGAGCTTTATTACGTCTCTTCCACTCTTCGAAGCTGACAGTCGGGATTCCGTTAGCACGTTGCTCACACATCTGCTCGTTATACGATTCTTTTTCAAGTAATTCTTTATTCATAATATAGTCTCTCAATAATAAAAAGGGGTGGGTGGCTGATGGGCGCGAAGTCATCATTATCTTGTCTAGCGTTGCCACCCGAAAACTCAATTAAGCAGCCTCGATTAGAGCTAGTGGAACATTCCAACGTTCACCGTTGATTTCAACAATAGCCTTAGTACGTTTGATATCCAAAATCGTACCGATACCATTTGCCTTTCGACCAGAAACTGTAACCTTTGAACCTCTCATAATTGTAGATTTCACCGAACGATTAGCTTCGCTTCGAAGTGATTTCTGCTTTAACTTAATCAGATCAATAACTTCATTCATTTCTTCCATTGAGCTGATCGAGTTGATTGCTTTAAGAATTGATGCTTTCATAATATAAGTCCTGTTTGATTAATTTATATAGCCATTATAAGCTAGTTTTACATGAATGTACACAGTTATTTACACTTTATTTAAATCATTTTGTTATATGCTTATAACTTTTTGATATAAATGATATTCTTTTTTTAATTCCTGTTTCATTAATTTATATAGCCATTATACCATAGGTAACAGCTGTTGTACACCTTTTTGTGTATTCTAATTAGATTGTTTTGTTATAAGGTTATAACTTTTGGTTATATCGATATGGGACTGTCTTTACAGCGCAGTCATTCTGATATAACGGTCCAAGGTTATATATTGGCTCCTTCTTCGACCGGGTTCTCCCAATCCTCAATGACTTCAGGAATTGCCATTCATATTAATCCTCTTTTTTAATTAATGTGTAGATACCATATACTAAACCGACCCATGCTAATAATTTAGCTAAGCCACCGAATAGAATTACAGAACCACATGCTAAGATTAGAGCAACTCCATCGAGAGTTGTTCTTTCCACAAATCTAGCTTTTAACCAACTTAACATACTTTTCTCCTCTATATTTTAAAGTCTGCGAACGTATCTCTGTTTTCATTATTTCCCCACGTTGCAATAGGTTTATCGGGAATACCCATGTCTTGCATAATATTATCTTGAGCTGATTCTTCTACATCATATAGCTTCATCTTAGCTCGATCAATACCAATCACAAAACGTTTATACTTAGTCGGATCATTGTAACGATTCTTCAATTGTTTTACCATGATCTGATTAAGCTCTTCTAGCTCTTCTGTTGAAATAAGAGCAAACATTAGATCAGCCGTTGCAGGCAAACCAAATGATTCGGATGTATCTTCAAGACCAACATCAGTGTTACCAAAGCCTGAACGAGTTGTTTGAGTAGCACTCATAATAGGTACATCAAATTCAACTGCAAGACCACGTAACTCTTCAGCAATCGATTTGATAATTGTATAACTGTTTGCTGAAGTATTCTTAACTCTTGAAGATGAACATATATTGAGATAATCAACGAATATCATATCAGGTGTAAAGTTCTTTTTAAGCTTTAACTCATTAAGTAGAGCTCTAAAGTGACCAACATGTGCAGCACCTGTAGGATATTGTTTAACGATTAGTTTACCAATAGAACCTTTTGCAATCTTTTTGATCTTTTCATCAAAGACATTCTTAGGTAACTCGGTTAACTGTTGAATAGGTAGATCCATTAGATTAGCATCAATACGTTCTGCGATACGTTCCTCTGCCATTTCCATTGTAATATACAATATATTCTTGCCTTCACTTAATGCAGATGCACTCATATGACACATAAACAAAGATTTACCAACACCAGTACCAGCCAAAGCAATATTAAGTGTTTTATTTGGTAGACCACCTTTTGTCATCTTATTGAATATATCAAGATCGAATGGAATCTTCTCTTCTTCGTTATTATAAAACTCATAACGTGAATCAGCATCATTAATATAGTCATGACCAATTGCCTGATCAAAGGATACACCCAAAGCTTCTTGTAGAATTTCTGGGATTGCACCTTCAGTCATCTCTTGGTTTTTGCCATCAATAATCTGGATAGAGTTCATGATGGCCCCATAGATTGCTTTATCGCGGCACCATTTCTCTGATTCAGTTATGAGATATTCTGTATCGATATCAGACTTGACTGAGATTTCCTGAATTAAGTCATATGCCTGAGTAAGTGTTTCATCTGGAGCTGAAACCTTTTCGATTTCAATCTCCAACACTCTACTCGTAGGAAGCTTATTATGATCATGAACAAAGTCTGTAATTAAATCAAATACAATCTTATGTTGGCCATCAAAATACTCTTTCTTAAGGTAAGGTACTACCCTTCTACAAAAATCTTCGTTATTAAGAAGGTGATTGAGTATATGTGTTGGGATTTCATTCTTCAATTAGCTATCGCCTTTTATAATTCATCTTTACTATTAATTACGTGTGATAAAATATCGCCTAAGTAATTTTTAAAATCTTCATTAGATTCTAATTCATCTGGTTGGAAAGTTCCTGAGTCTTGTACCATATACGTAAACGCTAGCGTAGCAATTCCGACGTCTTTATTTTCTTTAATCGTTACTTTACCGTAAGTTATAACAACATCAGCCCATTTACCAGATAAAAGTTGAACACCATATAATTCAGATATATTACTTTCAACAAATTTGTAATCACTTTCAGATATACTATTATAACTCATTTTCGTCCTCTTGTACACTGTTAGTTTCAGCTGCTTGCTTAGCATTGGCTTGCTTAGCACCAATTTGATACTTCTCGATTAGATACGTCTTAAAGTCAGTGTCTTTAAAGATGGGTTGCCAGAACTCTTCTTTTAAAGTCTCTTTTTCCCTAATTTTTGGTTGCACCAACTCGCCGGTAACACGATCAACCCGGCAATACCAACCATTACTAGGCTTAGCAACGTAACCCCCATCAAGAGCAACATCAAGCAACCCTGAATAAGACTCAATACCACCGTCCCAAGAAATACTAATAGGGACTTTAGATTTTTCTTTAACAAACCTTGATTTCTCTACGTTAATTATAAAGTCATAACCAGTCACTTCAGTACCAGTTTTATTTTGTCGGCGACCTAAGATCCAAATGTTATCAGCTGAGTAGTAGATACCTGTACCGCCTGAAACAACTGCTTTAGGGAATAAGCCAATCTCTTGATATGTATGGTTAACAGCTAGCAATGGAATGTTACGCATTGTTAGATACGGTGTTACCATACGGAATAGACCTTTAAGAGCTTTAGCACGAGACATATCAGCAACTGATTTCTCATTCAAGGCATCTTCTAATTCTTTCTTAGAAGCAAGGTTACCAATAGAATCGATTACGACAATAACATTATCTTTACGCTCAATGTTATCTAACTGACCAACTAGATCAAACTTAAGCTGTTCAACATCAACAATTGGAGTATGTAGTACACGACTTGTATCGATACCAAATGTTTCAAAGTATGATTGCGGTGAACCAAACTCTGAATCATAGAACAACAAGATAGCATCATCGTGTTTACGTAGATATGCTGCAGCAATCAATAAAGCAAATGATGTTTTAAAGTGCTTTGATGGACCAGCAAGTACTGTAAGACCTGATGATAGACCACCATCTGGATCACCCGATAATGCAACGTTTACCATTGGTACTTCAGTAGGTGTTTGTTCTTTCTTCGAAAAGAAGATGCTCTTATCAAGGACTTGTGTTTCCTTGATTTTAGAGTTCTTCTTTAACCTATCCATAATACTCATATTAGTACTTCCTATTATTACGTTGATTTATCGGATTCTCAGCATTTAAACGACTCTGACGCTTTAACGCTTCTTTCTTTTTACGTTTGCGTTTAGCAGTTGGCTTTTCATAAAACTCTTTCTCTCGTGCTTTTTGCAAGATACCAGCTTCTTCAACGAGCCTACTAAATTTACGTAAAGCTACATCAAATGGCATTGGCTTTTTACTTTTGTTTTTCGGTTGTAGACATACACTAGGCATTTCGTTTTTCCTTTGGTTTCATTTATTTTTCCAGTTAATAATTTAAATTATATTATAACATAAAACTATCTAATTGTACACCATTATTTTCATAATCATAGGTGCGTTTCTTATTGTCTTCCACTAAGAAATTAGTTTCAACTGATTCTACACCGTTACCTTCAAGCCACTTCTTAATCATACGTGCTGGATGCTCTGCTGTTGTAACAGGAACATTCTGACATATATGGTTTAGATTCGCTTTAGGATTAATCAAGTTGAAGTCATTCGGAAGCTTCATAATAGACATTGCTTCCCGTACAGTTAGATATCGGTCTTCGTCAGGGTGACATAGATTTGTAGGGAAGTGGCCAACGAAAGCACCGATATAATCTTTCGGTATCTCTGTTGTCTTACGCATAATGTTACCACCAGCTTTTAGTTTATGATACTTACGATCACACTTAGCAGCTTCATTATCATATCCATTCTCGCGCATCCATTGAGCTACGACTTTATAGTTCGTATGCTTTTCTATTTCATCCATTGGGTTTGTAGTTTTTTCAATCTTATCTTGAAACTCGGAATGGCTAATACCACCTTCGATTACTTCAAGTACATATCGATAATAAGGATTCTCTGATGGGATCTTTTCATTAGTGAGTATATTCATTGGATCATCTTTACGTCTTTCGATAGAGCGAATATGATCTTCGATACGAGTATGCGGATTCGAGACGTAACCAAGGAGTGGCACTTGTGTTCCTTTCCAGAAAAAGTAGAAAGTTCTGTCTCGAACTTGCGATAAACCGTGTAATATGCTCTTAGTCTTATATATAGAAAACGTATACCCATGATCCTCAGCAATCTTACGTAATTTTCTTACTGTTGGTTCACCCATTTTTGATGCAAGTCTTGGAGCATTCTCACCCCAGAATACTTTCGGTTTAATATTAGCAAGTACGTATTTCGCTGATTCTGACATCCAATCATTTGTAGCGCTATTGGCATTAGCTTGTGGAGATAATGAAGAAAGACCAGCACATGGACATACAGTATTAACTACATCAACATAGTCTGTTTTACCATTACCTTCATCAATCACATGATACGGCACTTCATTATTATAATGATTTAGAATTTGAGAATCATTACTTGCAAATACGCTATACGATAAAATGTATTCAGGACGTTTCCCAAACACATTCTCCATCGCGATTGTTTCTCCACCAATCAGCGGTACTATACTTGCATATTTCATTTTGTTTTATCCTTGATGTATTCTTCAATATCATACTTTGGTGTCCAACCTAAAGCTAGCATGTCTGTTATATCAGCAGTATTATCATGAGCTTCACATTCGTCGCC